AATAATGACTTTATAGCTGGATATGCAAACACTACTTCAGCAGTTAATGCAGTAGATTTTAAAATGATTTCAGGAAACATTGATAGTGGAGTTATAAAATTATATGGCGTTAGTTAAATACAATAACAATTCTATATCTGCTGTTACTGAAACAGGTTTAGCAACAGGTTCATTAGTTTTAATTAAAACTCAAACTGCATCAGGTGCTACTGCTGTTGATTTTACTCATGGAACAAATGACGTAGTATTTGATGGAACATATAACACTTATGTTTTTAAATTTATTAATATTCATCCATCTAATGAAAACATTGGTTTCAGTTATAATTTTAGTACAGATGGTCAATCAACTGCAGCTGTTAAAACAACTGTTGCTTGGAGATCATTTCATAATGAAAGTGGAAGTGGTGGAGTATTAGATTATCAATCTGCTAAAGATGTAGCAAATGCGGCTGGAGATCAACCTATTACTTGGGATATGGAAAGTGATAATGATGCTTCTGTTTCAGGTGAACTTTTTGTTTTCTCACCAGCTTCGACTACGTTTGTTAAACATTTTATGCATCAATCAAATGGTATGCATTCAAACCCAGCTTGTTTTACAAATTTTTCTGCTGGATATGTTAATGTTACGGCAGCAGTTAATTCTGTTAGATTTTTAACAACATCAAATACATTTGATGGAACAATTAAACTATATGGATTAAAAGAAAGTTAAGATGGCAATAGTTAAATTAAATAACAGAGCAGTAAAAAATGCAACAGCTTTTGGTAGCATAACAGGATTAGGTAATTTAGTTTTTATATCTAAACAAACTGCCAGTTCATCTGCTAGTGTTAGCTTCACATCAGGTATTAATAGCACTTACAAAGAATATATATTTTTTTTTTATAATATGCACCCAGCTACTGATGGAGCAAACGTAACTTTTAATCTATCAACCGATGGTGGTTCTAATTATAATATTACAAAGACTACTACATCTTTTAATGCTTATCATGGAGAAAGTGGTTCTCCAGCAGGTTTAGGTTATGATACAGGTGATGATCTTGCACAAAGCACAAATTATCAAACAATAGCTACAGCGATAGGAAGTGATGATGACCAAAATACCTCAGGTTATCTTCACCTTTTTGATCCATCAAACGACACATTTGTAAAACATTTTATAGCAAAATCAAATGTAAGTAATTTAAATGATAGAAGTGTTAATTATTTAACTGCTGGCTACGGAAATACAACGTCTGCAATTAATGCAGTAGATTTCAAGATGTCGTCAGGTAATATAGACGCTGGAACAATCTCACTTTACGGAGTGGTTTAATTATGATAACAACAACAATAACAACTAAGAAGGAGAACAATTAATGCCTAGATACAAAATGGTAAATGGAGAAAGAATCCAATTTACAGCAGAAGAAGAAGCAGCTAGAGATGCTGAAGAAGCAGCTTGGGAAGCTGGTGCTTTTGATAGAGCAATGGCAGATTTGAGAACAAAAAGAAATAATTTGTTATCAAGTTCTGACTGGACTGCTGTATTAGATACAGCTTTAACATCTGCTAAAAAAACAGAATGGCAAACTTACAGAACAAACCTTAGAAATTTAACTAGTGGTTTAAGTACTGTAGATGATGTCAATGGTGTTTCATTCCCAGCACAACCTGATTAATAATGGCTAACGTCTATAAAAATGCAATGTTTTCATTAAACAGTACAGATAAAACTACTGTTTATACTTGCCCTACAGATAGAACAGCTTTAATTAAAACAATACAAGTAACAAATATTCATTCAGGTGCTAATGAAGTAGAAGCATTTACAACAGATTCATCTGATTCTAATGCTGAACATGAAATAGCACATATATCTTTAGGTTCTAAGAACGTAGAAAATTTAGCTAAAGGTACAATTGTTTTAGAATCAGCAGATACTTTAAAAGTAAAAGCTCAAACTGCTGATGATATAGCAGGAATAATAAGTGTATTAGAAATATTTGACGAAAAAAGTGCATGATTGAATTGGTTTATATACCACATGATATGACTGACGATGCGTGGAAACACGTTGAAAAAGACATTGCAGATGCATTAGCAAGATCTAATGGTTATGCTTTATCTTCTAGTATTAAAGAATGGGTCAAAGAAAAGAAGATGCAACTTTGGATGTTGTGGGATAAAGAAGAAAAGAATACACAATATTATGGTGTTGTAGTTACCGAGATATTACAGAGACCATTAAAGAAATGTCTTAACATAAGAATTATGACAGGACATCATAGAGATAAGTGGCAACACTTAATTAAGAATATAGAAAAGTTTGCTTGGGATAACAAATGTGATTCAATGGAACTCATTGCTAGACCAGGTTGGCAAAAAGTATTAAGCAGATATGGGTATAATCGTACTCATGTTTTATTAGAAAAAAACAATAAGGAGAAAAAATAATATGTCATTTGGAGGAGGAGGATCATCAGGTGGTGGAGGCACTACTATACAAAGTAACGAACCTTACGCACCAGCACAACCAGCATTAAATCAGATTGTATCTGATGCTAGTGCTATTTATGGGCAAGGGCCACAATATGTAGATCCAACAACACAACAGCTTTCAGGTTTAGCTGCACAAGAAAATATAGCAGGACTGGCAAATACGCAAATTGCAGATACAATTTCAGGGCAATATTCTAATCCTTTTTTATCTCCTTTAATTGCTGATGTAGCATCAAGTGCGTACACGAATGTTGCTCAACAATTTTCAGGTGCAGGTAGAACTCCAGGCAGTCCTATGTCTCAACAACAAGTGACGAGCCAACTAGGGAAACAGGCATTACCTTTAGCTTTTCAATCATATGAAAATGAACGTAATAGACAGTTACAAACTGCTAGATCTGTACCAAGCTTAACAGCTGTTGGAGAGGAATTAAGAAGTTTACAACAAGAACAGAACTTAGCTCCATATCAAAATTTACAAAGATTTTCTAATGTAATTACACCTGTAGCTTCAGGTTTTCCTGTACAACAAGGAACACAGTCTTTTGACAAAAATCCTTTTGGTATGGCAGCAGGTGGTGCTTTAACTGGCTTAGCTATTGGAGATCAATTTGGTGGTAGAGGTGGTTTGGGAGCTGCGATAGGTGGAGGCTTTGGTTTATTAGGTGGTCTACTTTAATAGTTTATGAATAAATTAAAAAAAGCTGCTGGTCTATTAAATGATGAAGCACCTAAAGGTGAGTTTCTTGCATATATAAATCCTAAAGAAGCTGGTCTTTTATCAAGTAAAGGTGGAGCTGGTATAGATATAAATAATAGTGGTGTTCCAAGTTTTTATGGATCAGATGATTATGGTTCAGGTGAAGATGGTCAAGGAGGAAGTAGTAACAGTAGTAGTGATAATGGAGACTCAGGAGACAACTCTAGTCATTCAAGATTTGATGTAGGTAGTGGTTATTATGGAGAACCAACAACAACTACAACAACACCTTCAGACAATAATGATATAGATGCACAATATACTACTGGTAAAGAATTTAATGTAACACCTATAAATCAACCTAGTACTCTTGATTATGCAAGAGATGAAGCAAGAAAACAAAATTTATTTAACAAAGGAAAAACAGCTTACGGACTTTATACTGATCCAATTAGTACAAGTATTGGTTTACTTTATTCAGGATATAGAGCTAAAAGAGATGCTGAAAGAAAAGCTGAACCAACTCTTGCTACAGGAGAAGATGGTATAGGAGAAGGTGATTACAAATCAACTGTTGCAGATTGGGCAGAGTCTAGAGGACTTACAGATGATTATTCTTCTGAAGATTTAGAAACTCAACAAGCTATTGACCAACAAGCATTTGATGCAGGATTTAGAACAGAAGATGCTAAAGATATGAATTTAACAGGAGGAGATAATAACAATCCACCTCCAACAATTGATTCTAATAGTGCAGCTATTCCTGATGCAATAAGAACAGTTAATACTGCTGGTACAGGATTACCTGATCCATCAGGATGGATTAATAGTTACATAGGATCAAAAGCAAATTTTCAAGATTTGTATAATAATGTTAGAAACACATTATACTCATCAAGAACACAACAAGGATTATTAGCAGTTAGTGATAGTCCATATTACGATTTTTTAAAACTAAATAAACTAGATAGGAGAGTATTATAATGTCATTTATAGACGATTTAAGACGTAGAGCTACAGGTATATTTCCAACAAGTGGAAATGCAGGAGATGTAGCAGGTGAAACTGCTATGGACGTAAACTATGATCCTAATCAAACATTCACTTCTCCTTACTTTGGTCAAGAAAATAGAAACCCTAATTCAGGATTAAAAGAATTTCAATCTGTTCCTTATAGAATAGATCCTAGAACAGGAAAAAAAGTAGCTGCTGATGGATCTAATGCTACTATGCAAGGCACTAATAAATCTAGAATGAATGCACCTGATGCTGTTACAGGTTTAGGATTAAGTAACGAACAATCTAAAAGATTTTTTGGTATGGATCTAGCAAGTATTAGATCACAATGGAAAGACAAAGGTGGTTTTGAAGGATTAATGGCTAACCCTGCATTTACATTAGGATTAGGTTTAATGAAATCTTCTGCTACTGGACAACCTATGTCTCAATCATTATTTGATAATGCTATAAAAGCTGGTGCTATATCAGGCCAATATGCTGATAGAATAAGAGATAGAAAACAAGCTCCTATTGAAGCAACAGCTCAAGAAATAGAAAATACTAAACAACTTCT